GCCATGTTTGCTTCGAGAACTGCGTCCCAAGCTTTATAAGGATCGACTCCGAAGGCATCAAGAGTACCGATTGCCACTACACAAAGGTCAACTAAACCATCAACGATTTCTTCGGAGTCGATATCTTTTTGCGCCGTTCTTGTTTCATTAAGTTCTTCTTGTAGGAAGTTAACTCTAAATTCCAAAAACGCTTTCAACTTTTCCACATCTGCGTTTGCTACCCAGTTGTGTGTTTTATATTTTGATTGCATATCAACAATATCTTTTACCCAATCTTTACTCATAATAATTCTCTCAATTCATTAAATCCACCGATTGCTTTACCATCCATTGTAATCTGTGGAAAGGTTCTTGCAGTTGGAAACTTTTCAAAAAATTCCTCTTGTTTGTAATCAACGTCCAAGGATCTATATACGAAGTCCAATCCTTTGGACTCACAAAGTTGCTTTGCCATATTACAATATGCGCAGTTGTCTTTTCCGTATATCTCTATCATACGAGTTTTAGACCACCAGATTCTGGCATGATCAGTCCTGTAGTTGCTTCAAGTACTTGCTTCTTTAACGCATCCATTGGTTCTGCTACGAACATAACATGTGCTTCACCAATAACAATTGGTTTACGTTCAGCATAAGGAACGAAAGGAACCATTCCAATCTTACCTTCACCAGCTGGGACTAAAAGAATACCATCCGTTAAGGTATAGAATCCTTTATCATAAACTACTTTTGCTACAACCTCTTCGCCGGTTGATAATCTTACAATTTGTACATCACTCATTGTGTTTCTCCTGTATTGTGTATATTATAACACAGTTTAATTTAAATGTCAATAGGTTTAACTGAAAAAGTCATCAAGGGTATTAACCTTCTCTGCTGACCATCCAACCGCATCAAGGATTGACTGTATGGGACTCAAGAATACTTTATCAAACTGAAGTTCAGTATCAACGTAATCGTGTAGTCCAAGTTGTTTNGGNAAAAGGCCAGGAACCGATATTACGTTTTCACGAATAGGATTAGGTACCTTTAAATATAATAGCTTGACTTTGTCTCCGCCTTGTATTGCTGGGAACTTCTTATCAAGACCTTTTTCTTTAATGAAGTGGTTATACATCAAGGATCCACGAACATGCATTGGAGAACCTTTCTTGTATATAGATCCTTTGACCGTGTACTTCTTGAGTTCATTAACACCTGAAGTTTTTGCGATTGCCATAGGATCCAAAGATTTGAATTCTTCTTTGAAATCGCCAATGAATTCTTGAGTTGTTGTTTCATCAGTATTCATAATGATTTCAAAACATTCTTTTAGTTTAGACCTACAGATTTCAGGAGTAGAGGATCTTACTGATTCCAATCCTGTAACCGATACTTTAGGTTTGTCATAATGAACACCTTCAGAGTTCAATGTATTTAGAATATATCGTTTCTTGGCAACAAAGATTGCTCGGTTAGTAATCTTTTCACGTTTCATTACCATTGCGTTACGATATGTACCTAGATCGGCTGCAAGCTTTTCATAACCATCTTCGATGACTTGTTCAATTTTAGTTGAGCAAACTCTGTCGAGGAACTCTTCACCTTTATCTTTATCAATATCAGTCGTACCAAATACTTCTGTAATCAGAGGACCAAAGTCAACATAGATTGAGTCAGTATCAATATAGATGATATAGTCATGATCTGTTGTACCTAGAATTTTGTTTAGGTAATCATTCACTGATTTCTGAGCATAACGAATACTAAGCTGACCGCTTGTTGTAATTGCCTCAGCCATTTCATTAATATAGTATAAGAAATATACGTTAGCGGTTGCACCATACAAACTGTTCATGGCAATCTTAATTGACATTTGCGAGTTATGTAATTGGTTAATCTCACGCTTGAGCCTTGTGAGTTCTCGCGGATCTTTTTCGACCTCAAACTGTTGTTCAGCAAGGATCATCTGCTTTTTGATAACAGAGCGGTTATTATAGTATTCGTCAATGATTTCAGGAATGATTCCTAACTTCTTATTAGAAAAGCAAACACCATTAGCAGCAACTGATACTCCGTTACGATCATTCTGATATTCACCTTTGAGTACCATGTCTTGAGTTACGTATTCACGATCATCAGGCATGTATGTTTCTGGTGACATATTATATTGTAACATCAAGTGAGGATATAGTGAGTTAAGATCGAAAGAAACAACCCAAGGATGCATTCCAACTTTAGGATCTTTAACGTATCCACCTACAAGATCACCAGCTCTCATTCCTGGACCACCTTTAAGTGGTGGAACGATTTTGTCTTTCATTAGTTTACGATATATGGTTGATTCCCAAATACCTACCGTACCAAATGCATCATTATAGTTTACACCGCCATCATAGGCAACTGTACATACCAATGCAAGTAATCCTGTTTCTTCTTCGAGACGAGCAATCAGTTGAGTATCTTTTAAATTATAGTCAAGATACAATTGAGGATTCTCTTCCCATAATCCAGTCAGCGAACCATATTCAGAGTAATCAATTTTCTTTTCACCGAGGACGGCATAAGCAATATGATCTAACTTGTATGATTCTTGAGGACCGTACTTATAACCAAACTTCTTGAAACAATCCATGTAATCAATAATAGCAATACCCATAATACGATATGTTGAGTTAACTTTACCAAAGATCTCTCGAGAGGATTGTTTAATTGATTTGTGTGGAGATAAACGTTTAGCAGTATCTTCACCAAGTAACGCGATGATACGAGTTACGATGTATTGAATATCAAAGTATTCAACGTTCCAACCTGTAACAATATCAGGATAGTCAGTTGTCCATAGTTTCATAAAGTATTGAAGTAAAGCACGTTCACCATCAATACCATCAAACAATACGAACTCAATCTTGTCTTGAGGAATATCAGTAACAGTTTTAGTCTTGTCATAATCTTTACGACCAAGTACATAATATACATCATCTCGAGAACTATGATAAGCAATAGACGTAATCGGTTTATCAGCAGTGTCCATATTTGGATAACCATCACCGATGTCTACCTCAATATCAAACGATACGATATTTACTTTACTTACGTCATACGTAATCTTGCCTGGGTATTCTTCTTGAATAAACTGAGCCACATAATTTGTTGAACCAAACGTCTTCATACCGTGAACACCTTTGTATTCTTCGATGAAGTTCTTTGCTTCTCTCATATCACCAAACTTATGAGGAGATACGGGTAAATCGCCTTCTAACGAACGATAACCTTCTGCACCAGATTTAGGTGTATGAACATATAGAGTTGGCTGAAATGGTACACGATATGAAAAACGTTTACCGTTTTCGTAACCGCGGTGTAAAATATTGTTTCCGTATCTTTCAACGGATGTATAGAATTTAGTCAATGCCATAGCGCCTTTTTATATTTGAACAACCATTATACCACAGTTCAGATGAAATGTCAATGGTTATTGTACTAACTCCGAGAAGTTCTTGATTTTCTCAAACTTGAGGTTGTTCTCAAACTTTTCAGCGAACTGATCTCCGCGATGCGATATCACAAAGATGTTGTCATCGTTATTCAATCCATGTAGTGTTTCAATCAAACTCTCAATACCAACACCATCCAAGGCGCCGTCGAGTGTTTCGTCAAGTATCAATAGATTCGTTGAAACGGAGGATCTTAGTTTAGCAACCGATCTCCAAGCCAACATAATTGATAATGTGATACGTAGTTTCTCTCCTTCAGAAAAACTAGCATAGGTGAACTTGTCTCTGAACCTTGAACGTATTACTTCATTAAACTCTTCGTCAAGTTGAAAGTCAACGAACAGATCAAACGCGGCAAGATACTTGTTGATAAGTTTATTAATTACAGGAATGTACTGAGAAATAATCTTTGCCTTGATACCACCGTCTCTCAATATTAATTGAACAATATTGAGTACCTCATGTTCATCAAGAAGTTCAGTACGTCTAGCAGTTAGCTTGTCTATTCTATTTTGTAGATTCTCAAGTTTAGAAGTATCAATTTCAGCAACTTCCTTTTGAGCATTATCAAGTTCCTTTTTATAACTCATTAGAGCATTCTTGGACATTTTGATTTCAGCTCGGATCTCGGAGATCTTAAAGTTAACTGATTGAATCTGTTCTTCGATTTTTGAGATAGAACCTAAACGAGTCTGATGTTTTGTAAGTACGTCTGCTATATCAACAAGACCTTTCTCAATCTTAGCCTTCTGTTGATTCTTATCTATAATTTGTTCTTGTTTAAAGTCGTGGGCAATACCCTGCTTACATGTTGGGCAATCATCATTGTGTTCGTAGAACGATAGTTCCTTTTCAAACGCAACACGAGATCTTTCAAGTTCAGCTCTCTTTTCGGTTGCATCAGAGAACTTTTTCTTTTCTTCAGGTTTATCAGAGATATCGTCGTAGAGTACTTTTATAATCTCATCTTGAGAATCAATAGTACTATTCTTAGTTTCTATATCATCGATATGACCACTCATCTTTTCTTTGATCTTATCAACTTCAATAGATTTTAGATTACGTATTGCTTCATCGCTTTCTTCTTGAGATACGATTTTGCTCTCAACCATTTCTATATCGTATTTGTTTTCGTTAATATCAGTCTTGATAGCAGACATACGTTCTTTTGCCAATGTACCCATAACAGAGAATACTTGAATATCCAACAAGTCTTCAATAATCTCTCGACGTTGATATGCTCGCAATTCCATAAAAGGAATATAAGTAGCGGAACCAAGTACTACGATTTGATTGAATGCTTTAAAGTTGATACCTAGAATATCGTCTTCGAGGAATCCTTGGTAATCTCGAATAGATGCATCTTTATTAATCATTGCGCCATTCTTCCATATCTCAAAGAGATTAGGTTTGATACCACGAAGGATTTTGTACTTATCACCACCAGCCGTAAAGTATAATTCTACAATGAGTTCTTTATTATTAATAGAGTTAACAAGCTGTGCTTTATTGATATTACGAAAAGGTCGGCCGTATAGACCAAATACAATTGCATCAAGCAATGTACTTTTACCTGATCCATTTGATCCTGCGATCAATGTACTAGGAACATTATTTAGCTCTACAGTTGTAAATACGTTTCCTGTCGATAGTATGTTTTTATATTTAACCTTCTCAAAGTTAATTCTCATAAACTAAGTGCCTCATGATATAAATCATCCAATACCGTTTTTACTTTAACCTTATCAATTGTAGTCTCAAGACCATCAATGTATTGTGATAATATTTCTGTCGTATCTTTTGTTTCATCAAGTATCTCATCAACACCTTCTGCATCTAAATTTAAATGGTCATCAACGGCTCTAACATCTACCGCACCACATTCAGACATACGACCCATAAACATATCATAAAGATATGCGTTAGTTCTATTCTGTACGATTACCTTAACGAACTTATCTCGATATTGTTCTACATCGTAATTCGCAACATCGTCTACTGTCCAATTCTCATCGTCATAAAATACTTTATAGAATACACGATTAGGATTCTCAATCTTAANCATCTCTCNNGTTTCAGTATCAAATACATGGAAACCTCGACTACCTTTATAATCAGACCAAGTCATTTCGTAT